TACTGGTAATACAGGTGCAACTGGTGCCACTGGTGCACAAGGATTACAAGGTATATTAGGATCTCAAGGTATACAAGGTGTATTAGGTTCTCAAGGTGTTGTTGGTGCCAATGGCGCTCAAGGCACACAAGGTTTGCAGGGTCCTATTGGACTTCAAGGTGCTCAAGGTATATTAGGCGGACTAGGGCCTCAAGGACCACAAGGTATATCAAGTCAAGGCACGACAGGCGCTTCTGCATCAATTACTACAGATTCTACAAGCGCAGCCAGAAATGTCTTGTTTACAGATCAATCTTCTGGTTTCCTAAGCACAACGTATGTGAATAGTAGCAGCTTAACATTTAACCCAGGTACGGCAACTCTTACAGCAACGAACTTCAATTCAAGTTCAGACAGATCAATGAAGTACAATATCAAAAATGTAAATGGTGCGTTAAATAAATTAGAAATGTTAAACGGTGTAGAATTTACATGGAAAAATACAAATCTAGAATCGATAGGTGTTATCGCTCAAGATGTCGAAGATGTGTTCCCTGAATTGGTATCAACAACAGATGGAAAGAAGACGGTAAACTATAATGGTCTTATCGGAGTTCTCATTGAAGCCGTAAAGACATTGAATGAAAAAATTGCAATTCTTGAAAGTAATACTTGACACCACCAACCAAAACGTGCTATAAATAGATATGTCTTCGCCTTAATGGGAAGACTACAACAACTAACTTGCATAAATGGAGTTAACATATGAACAAGTCATTTTTCGATCCCTTCTCTTTTGCTTCAGATTTTCCTAAGCAGTTTAACACTACAGTAGGTTTTGAACCTATTCTCAAGCGTCTTGCGGAAATGAGTGAAACTCTTCCTAAGATTTCTGCCTATCCCCCATACAACATAAAGAAGACTGGTGATACTACGTATGTCATCGAAATGGCTGTTGCAGGTTTCGGTAGACAAGATTTGGAACTTGAGCTTCAAGACGGAAAGTTAACCATCAAGGGTAACGTTCATACGAATGATACAGATGATAATTACATCTTCAAAGGTATTGCTGAACGGGCATTCACTCGTCAATTTGAATTAGCTGATACGGTCGAAGTCAAGAATGCTGATCTTATCAACGGTATGCTTAAGATTTGGCTTGAGCGTTTCATTCCTGAAGATAAGAAGCCTAAGAAGATTAACATTGGGGAAGAACCTAAGACTGAATCAAAGAAAGAACTTCTTACCGAATCTGGCAACAATGCCACTAAAGAATATCTACAAGACAGATCGGATAAGTAATGATAAGAACACTGAAGAAAATATTCACTCGCAAGAGTGAGCAAGATCGCATGTATGATTATCTTTGTCAGGCTACAGATCAGGCTCACTTAGAATGGCTTCAGCGTGAATGGGACCGCAAGTCCTATAATGATAGGAGACATTGGTAATGTTTCCTTATACTAATGAAGAAGCTGATTGGCTATCTGGCCAATGACACTATATATTGAGGGGGAATCAGCTCCCTCAATATTTATTATGGAGTTACTATGAACAATAAAACTATGATTACTCTTGCTGCTGCTCTATTTGCTTTTGGCACTAGTGCTGCTTATGCTACCAGCGACCAGATCCGTGTCGTTGGATCATCCACTGTTTATCCTTTCACAACCGCTGTAGCAGAACAGTTTGCTAAGAAGAATGGTGTATCTGCACCAATCGTTGAATCAACTGGTACTGGTGGTGGTATTAAGTTGTTCTGTGCTGGTGACGGTCCAGAAACTCCCGATGCAGTTAATGCTTCGCGCGAGATGAAGAAGGAAGAACTTGATTTGTGCGCTAAGAATGGTGTAGAGCATATTGAGCAAGTTACAATTGGTATTGATGCTATTGTTCTAGCAGCATCTAAGGATCATGTTGATATGAACCTAACAACCGAAGACATTTACAAGGCTCTAGCCAAGTATGTTTTCGTTGATGGTGGTTTCAAAGAGAATACTTCTAAGACATGGAAGGACATTCGCGCTGATCTTCCTGCTGACAAGATTGAAGTTCTAGGCCCTCCGCCAACTTCAGGTACCCGCGACTCATTTATTGAGTTGGTATTTGAAAAGGAATGTAAGTCTGTCATTAAGAAGAACAACATCATTGCATCACCGGAAGACACAAAGACATTCTGTCATTCTGTTCGTGAAGATGGCGCTTATGTTGAAGCTGGTGAGAACGATAATCTAATCGTTCAGAAGATTCAGGCTAATCCTAAGGCTTTAGGTATCTTCGGATTCTCATTCCTTGAGCAGAATGCAAACGCAATCAGTGGCACTACTGTTAACGGTGTTGTTCCTGAATACGAAGCAATCGCTGCTGGTCAGTATCCTATCTCACGTAAGCTTTATGTATACTTCAAAACTTCACATCTGGAATCCAATCCAAACTTGAAGAAGTTTATGGAAGAATATCAGAGTGATGAGGCTATCGGCTCAGATGGCTATCTTTTGGACAAGGGTCTTATCCCACTTAAGTAATAGTTGACACAACAGAGAGGATGCTATATAATAGTGTCCTCTCTTCTTTTTATAGGTATATTATGAAACTAATCATTGAAAAGTCTGTAGTCGTTATCACGCCAACAATCGGCAAACCTGCTTTAGCAGATGCAATTCGTTCTGTTCAAGAACAAACATATTCTAACATTCGTCATTTGATTGTTGCGGACGGTCACAAAGAATATTCTGATGCAATGATGGATGTTGTTCTGAATACTATAGAAATACCTCCTAAGAAAAATATTCAAACAACAAGCGTTCCTACAAATACCGGCGCAAAGGGTATTAACGGACAGCGCATTTATGCCGCGTATCCCCATCTGGTTGATGAGGACTATGTGTTATTTCTAGATGATGATAATTGGTTTGAACCGAATCATGTCAAGTCTCTTGTCGAATTGATCGAAGCTGAAAAACTTGATTGGGCACATTCATTGCGTAAAATATATACACCAGATAAGCAGTTTATTGCAGATGACAACTGTGAAGCATTAGGCAAATGGCCAATCTACTTTACACATGATAATCCACAGTATCTCGTAGACACTTCCGCATATGCATTCAAGCGTGAATTCATTCAGGCAACAAGCTACATTTGGGATGCAAAGCACTTCGCTTGTGATCGGATTTATTTCAACGCTATTCGAGAACGCAGTAGGTGGAATACAACGAGCAACCATTCTATGTGCTATCGTGTGGATAGTGGTCCTATTTCTGTGAACGGTGATTTCTTTATCGAAGGCAATCAAAAGCAACTTGAACATTATAAAGGAGAACTACCTTGGGTAAAGACCTAATTATTGGTGGTGCATCAAACTACGACTGGAATAAACTGAAGCATTGGGTCAACTCTATTAAGAAGTCTGGCTTTAAGGGTGATATCGTTTTGGTTGCAACGAACATTGAAAAAGAAACAATTGAAAAGCTTACAGAAGAAGGACTTATCCTTGAACTTTATGGAGACGTTCAAGAAGATGGTAGTGTTAAGTCTTTTCACAATGGTGCACCGCACGTAGAACGCTTCTTCTATATCTGGAACTATTTGACTAAGCATGGATCAAAATATGACTTTGTAGTGGCAACTGATACCCGCGATGTTGTTTTTCAGTCCAATCCTTCTGATTGGTATGATGATGCAATTTTTGAAGGACTTCAAGACCTCATTGTATCGTGTGAAGGTATGAAGTATGAAGATGAACCTTGGAACAATCAAAATCTGTTGCAATCATTTGGATCATATTTCCATAAGATTTACAAAGAAATGAAAGTCTGCAACGTTGGTATTCTTGCAGGATCACCATCTCAAATGCGCGACTTGTTCTTCATGATTTTTCAAATGTCGATCAATCGTCCTATTCCTATTGTCGATCAAGTTGTATTCAACATTATTCTTCAGCAGAAGCCTTATACTGATATAGTGAAAACCACAACGAACAAAGATGCTTGGGCAATCAATCTAGGTATTACGAGAGAAGCAGTCAAGTCGGGTGCAGGTGACCTAGGAGCTACAATTCAAAACAATCCGTCTAAGATGATTCTATATGAAACTACATACCTTGACGAACAACCGAGTATTACGGATGATGGTATCGTTGTCAATTCTAAGGGTATACCGTTTGTTATAGTTCATCAATATGACAGAACATTGGCATGGCGTGAAAGCATTGAGGCTAGATATGATCAGTAATACAGGCGATATAAGTCAGTTCTTTGACTTTCTTAAAGAACGAGATGTGAAGTCTATTTTAGACATTGGTGCTAACGTTGGCAACTTCTCAATGATGATGAGACATATATTGCCAGAAGCTCAACTGTTTATGATTGAAGCTAATCCTTTTTGTGATGGCATACTGAAGAGAACAGGAATTCCATATTCGATTGTGTGTTTGTCTAATGATGTAAAAGATGTTCAGTTCTATTTTCAAGACGGTAATATGATTGGTACAGGATCATCTTACTACCTTGAAAATACAAATTATTTTTCTATGAAGAACTATTCTTGGGTTACCACACAAACACTTGATAGTGTGCTTGAACGTGATTGCCCAGATATCGCGTTTGATTTCATCAAGATGGACACTCAAGGTTCTGAAGTGGACATTATGAAAGGTGGACAAAAAGCCATTTCTAATGCACGTTATGTTCTTTTGGAAATATCACTTATTCCTTATAACATAGGAGCTCCTTTAAAAGAAGAAGTATTGGAATACATGAAGAGTATAGGTTTTGTTCCAATCCAAAAAATTGATGAAAGCTATATGAATGGTTCACTTATTCAAGAAGATTGGATATTTGAAAAAGCTTGACATTCTGTGCTTCCAATGCTATGATTATTAGTAATCTACATTAAGAGAGGAAATATGCTTAGTAAGTTGGAAATGGAAACTATTTGGCGTGAGCAACCTTATGGTGCGTTTAAGTCTATAAAGTCCCGAATGAAAGGACGAAAGAAGTTTACTATTTCCGTTGAACCGTACGTTAAGAATTTTCTTCCTGCACAATCTTTTGTGGTGTATGCAAAGAATTACAACCATGCTTGTGATGAAGCAAGCATTCAGTTTTGGGCAAAGAATCGTGATACTATCGAAGTTAAGATAGACGGCTATTCGTTCAAAGAAGTTAGATAAATACAAAGAGCGCGAGGTTGGTATATGGGTTGTGCCCCAGCCTTCCAAGCTGTAGAAGCGGGTTCGAGTCCCGCACCTCGCTCCAATCTTTCATTATGAGGTAACACTATGTCCATTTGGTATATTATTCTTTTCACTGTTCTGGCAGACGGTAAGGCTACCGTTGATACCAGATATCCTAACACTCCTGAATACAATAACGAGAAGACTTGCAATGAAGTCGGCAACTTTCTTATGGATGAAGAGCAGACTAAGATTGGCACGAATGCTGGTATTGTCTATTACATCTGTAAGGAAATTACCGGCGAAGAAATCAAGAAGGCAACTAGCAAGACTGGAAGCGGTACCTAATGAATAACTTTACTCTAGATGAGTTTATTGAGAATGAAGATGGTAGTGCGACTATTTCCGTGACTATGGATTACGATACCCTTTTAGTGTTTGCGCGAAAAGGTATCATGGCCACTCTTATTGAATCTGCTAATAAGATTATTGAAGAACAGGAAACTAAAGAATGAAGGTTAAGATCGGCGGATATCCTGATACTTGGTGGACTTGTCAAATCCATTCTAACTATATGGACAGGAAGTATGGTATTGAATGGAAAGAAAGTGAAACCAAGTTTGAAAAGTTTCTAGAAAAACTTGAATCTGCTATTCGGTGGTTCTATAACAATACTGTAAATCATGTTGTGAAGCATCGTAAGCGCAAGATCAGTGTTCGTATTGACCGTGAAGATACTTGGAGTATGGATCACACTCTAGCATACATCATTCTTCCTATGCTCAAACAATTAAAGGCCACAAAACACGGCAGCCCTTATATTGAACCTGAAGATATTCCAGAACATATGCGTTTGACTGAAAGAGAGACTGCTGTTTTTGATCACGGCTCTTATGATAAGACTCTAAACGCAACTGATGAAGAGATTGAAGCGGCCAGTGAAAAGTTTCATGCCCAGTGGATCTGGGTTCTTGATCAGATGATTTGGAGCTTTGAGCAAGAGATTGATGAAGAGGACGATTATAAGAATTACTATGATCCTTATGAACCAGGAGAAATCGTTGAGGGAGATTCTCTCTTCAGTAAAGAAGAGCGACTGAAGACCGGCAAGTTTAATGCTGAAAAGTGTAAGGCATATAATGAGCGTAAGCAACTTGGATTCACGCTGTTCGGTAAGTACTATCAGAATTTGTGGGATTAAGATATGAAGTGTAACACCTGTAAGGTTGAGTTTGAGGATTTGACTGGACGACCGCCTATATTTGGTGTTGGTTCTGCAATGCTATATCTGAAAGATGATGATTACTACATTCTCGCTTACTTTGGTTCAAAATATGACATGCAAAGATTTGCTCTCAAGAAAGATAAATATGAGACAGGCATTGTCTGTGATGATTGTATTAGTAAATTTATAAAAGATGGCAAAGCCTGGATGATAGAAGACGGAGTATGGTAAACCCCTTATAAGGAATAGAGCTATGACATATCAGACTATTTCCGAAGAGATTATAAAGCAAGCGGCAGAACTATCCGGACCTAACAGTAGCTTCCACACAGCACTAAAATATGCAGATGACTATAGACAAGCAGGATTAAACCCTGTATACTATACAGACGATGAAGAGAAAATGGTATTCGTCACTACCGAAGAAAAAATGAACGGCAATGTATTCCATTAAGGAGAGACTATGAATATTCTTGAAACTCAGTTCGTGCAGCGTGCCTATGATGGTAAGTGGGAAAAGCTTGCCAAAGTTATGGACTACGATAACAAGTATGTCTATAAGAGCGAGTCAGGATCAAACCTGACTTATATTCCAACTAAGTGGATGACAGTTGGTGTTTATGACATGTTAGTGGAACTAGAGTGATGGCAGTAAATGTAAAGATCATTAAGTTGATCACGGGTGAAGAATTGCTTGGCGAAGTTGCCGACCATCATATTGAGGATAACATTACTCTTAAGAATCCTGTTCGTATCGTTGTGATGCCAAATAAGATTGATCCTAAGACTCCAAACATTGGATTTGCTCCGTGGGCAGAATTTACTGATGATAAGACTTTTGTGCTTGACAAATCCCACATACTTGCTATAATGAACCCTATTAAAGAGTTCGTCAATCAGTATAATTCCATGTTTGGCGGTCTTGTTCTTCCTACAGGAAATCTTATAACCCCAGGAGCATAATGTCTGACTTTTATACCAACGTACAGGTTTTCGGTTCACGTATTCTGTATCGCGGCGTTGAAAACGGTAGGAAAGTTCGTCGCAAGATCGATTACTTTCCTACCTTTTTTGTTCCCGCTAAAGAGACTACTGAATGGAAAACTATTCATGGAGAGTATGTTGCGGAACTGAAGCCCGGCAACATACGTGAAGCCCGAGACTTCATCAAGCAATATGAAGATGTTGATGGGTTTGTTGTATACGGCAACAACAAGTATGAGTATGCTTTCATTGCCGACTCTTATCCCAAAGAAATTGATTGGGACCTTCAGCATATTAACATTACCAATATCGATATCGAGGTAGGTTCAGAGAATGGCTTTCCTGAACCCATGAGTGCATCTGAACCAATCACAGCAATTACATTCAAGAACAAAGACAAGTTTGTGGTCTTGGGTTGTGGCATCTTTCAGAATAAGCGCGATGATGTTTGGTACATTCAGTGTCGTGATGAAGTAGACTTGCTCAAGCGATTTTTGGACGAGTGGACTTTTGATTATCCAGATATCATTACTGGTTGGAACGTGAAGTTCTTCGATATTCCTTATCTTGTTAATCGTATCACGAAGTTACTTGGCGAAGCTGAGGCAAAGCGTCTATCGCCTTGGATGAACATTGATCAACGTACCGCCACTGTGATGGGTCGTGAACAAACCACATTTATACCTACTGGCATCGCAACCTTAGACTATATTGAACTATATCGTAAGTTTGCACCTGGCGGAGCTTCGCAAGAGAGCTACAAGCTGGACGCTATTTGTAACGTAGAGCTTGGCGAAAGAAAGTTATCGTATGAAGAATATGGATCACTGCATACTTTGTACAAAGACAATTACCAGCTATTCATTGAGTATAACATTCGAGACGTGGAACTGGTAGGTAAGCTTGAAGATAAGCTCCGTCTAATCGAACTTGCCCTCACTCTTGCATATGATTCCAAATCAAACTATGATGATGTGTTCGCTCAGGTTCGTATGTGGGATGCTATCATCTATAACTATCTTCTCAATAGAAAGATGGTGGTACCTCCAAAGACGCGCAATCGTAAAGATGAGGCATACATTGGTGCCTTTGTTAAAGATCCGCAGATTGGCGAACATAAGTGGGTTGCATCTTTCGATTTGAACAGTCTATATCCACATCTTATTATGCAGTACAATATCAGTCCAGAAACTCTCATTCAACCAGAGAACTATGATGGTACGATTCGCGAGTTCCTTCTCAACAATACAGTATCAATCGATTCTTTGTTGAATCGAGAATGTAATACAAGCGTTCTTCAAACAGCAAATGTGACACTGACTCCTAACGGCCAGTTTTTCACAAAAGAACGTCATGGGTTCTTGCCTGAAATTATGGAGACAATGTACAATGACCGCAGTGTGTACAAGAAGAAGGCTATTGAAGCTAAGAAAGCCCTTGAAAAAGAAACGGATAACTCAAAACGGTTTGAGATTGAAAAGAGGGTTGCAAGGTTTAACAACCTCCAGCTTGCGAAAAAGGTTTCTCTTAATTCAGCTTACGGTGCGTTAGGTAACGAGTTTTTTCGATTCTTCGATGTTCGTCAAGCTTCTGCCATTACAACAGCTGGTCAGCTTTCTATTCGATGGATCGAACACAGAATCAATGAGTGGATGAATAATCTCCTCAAAACAAAGGATGGTGATTATGTCATTGCGTCAGATACGGACTCGATTTACCTTTCGCTTGATAAACTGGTCAGCGAAACTATTGTTAAGCAGAAGCCGAATGCAACTACAAGAGAAATCATCGCCTTCATGGATAAGGCGTGTGAAGATAGGATCCAACCGTTTATTGACAAGGCTTATTCTGAGCTTGCTGAGTACGTAAACGCATACGAACAAAAGATGCAAATGAAGCGTGAAGCTTTGGCAGATAAGGGTATCTGGACTGCCAAGAAACGCTACATCATGAATGTATACAATAACGAAGGTGTTGAGTATGCAAAGCCCAAACCTAAAGTGATGGGTCTTGAGATGATCAAGTCTTCCACTCCTGCATATTGTCGCAAGATTATGTGGGAAGCAATTGATGTTGTTCTAAACGGTAACGAAGACAAGCTGATCGGTATGATTGAAGCATGGAAAGATGAGTTTAGAACTCAGAACATTGTTGATATTGCTTTTCCTCGTGGTGTGAATGGACTTAAAAAGTTCTCGGATCCGCAGAGGGTATTTGGTAAAGGTACACCAATTCATGTTCGTGGTTCTCTTCTATATAACAATATGATCATGCGTAGAAAACTCGACAAGACGTATCCTCTTATTCAAGAAGGTGAGAAGATTAAGTTTATCTTTTTGAAAGAACCAAACACTATTCAAAGCGATATCATTGCATTCCCAACTATAATGCCAAAAGAATTGGAATTGGATCA